ACTTAAATAGGATGCTTCTGCATCACAGCAATCACTATGCATTATTGGTTGATGTATCTTAATGTAGTTAGGGTAACCATAGCTTCTTGCTTTGCTCTTGTAAGCATACACACCTCATCTCTATCAAGGCTGTTAAATATCCTTGCCTCAATGTCATCAATCACATATTCTAAGTTGTTTATTATCTCTTTCATATCTGTTTTATTAAGGAGGTTTTTACACCCCCGTTGTTTATTATTTAAACTATATTACATTTTTAATTATTGGTCTCTCTATTTTAGCTTTTAGGCTGTTAATCATACCTTCGTAAAAATCATAATCACATAGTTTAGCTTTATATTGTAAGTCAATTAAGCTCTCGATTGTTTTTAATATTTGGTCGTTCATAATGTTTTGTTAAGGGGGCTTTTACACCCCCGTTTTTTTATTTTACTACTTGGTATATTTTTTTTAAATCTCTTGTTATTCTCTCATATAATGCTACCTC